TTCTTGGTTTGACGAATTACTTTACTTCCAGAAGTAGAACCAACTTGTAAGATACAGTTACTTAAGTATACACTGTGATTTACAGTTCCAACTCCAACTATTTTTTCATCCCATACATCAGTCTCCTTTCCGTACTGGAAAGTATTAAAGAAAACTGTTTGAAACGGAGCAACTTTAAGTCTATTACTGTCAGAAAACTGAGGTCTCCAATCAGTCTGGTTTCCCCAGTGGTCTGCGATATTAAAAACCTCAAATAGACTTCTCTCTTGATTTAAATAATCTTGAGTATTTTTATTCCACTGTGCCATTATTAATCAGTCCAAGTTAGTCTTTCTGGTTGATATCTTTGTGAACTTTTGATTTTTAAAGAACTTGTTGTTTGTGGGTAGATGTTATGAACTATTGCTCCTGGATAATCTCCCTGGAGATTTTCTGCAAGTTCATTTTTTGACATCATCTTACCTTCTACTTCTAGACGATATAATTTTCCTTCCCAAATTACATCGGCAACAAAAGATTCACCAACTGGTTCTGATTGATTTTCAGAACCGTTGATGTATAAATTTCCATTGAAATCACCAGCAATATTAATTGATTCTGAAATAAACTGTCTGTATGATTTCATTTTAGTGGCTCACTCTTCGGATGAATCGTCTAGACCAAACATAGATGCAGCAACATATGGTTTAACTGTTTCAATTCTTTCTGCAGACTTTGAAAATAGCATTGCTTTAATTGCATCACTAATTTCTGCTGGAGATTCATCATTTGCAAACATTGTAAGTAATTCTTCCATGACTAAACTAATTTAGATAACTGTTTTTATTTATATTTCCCCTGCTTGGGGTTCCATCACTGGTTGTCCCATCGCAGCATTTGATTGTTGCTCTGGAGGTTGACCTTGTGCCATATCCACTCCTTGGTCCATTGGTTGCATTGATGCCTGTTGTTGAGTAACAACAAGTTTTGGATCAACGATTAGTCCCTCTTTAATTTCTTTTTTAATTTGCCTATCAATTTCTTTCATTTCACCATCATTTTGCTTAAGAATCTTAGAACGAACATATTCCAATGAGAAATACTTTCCAATATATGGTTCCATTGCTGCGGCAGCAGCAAGTTTATCGTTGAGTAATTCTGTATCTTTTAATTCTGAGAAATGGTTATCATAGAGATAATCATACTGGATGTGGTCGGAGAGAATTTCCCAATCTTCTGGAGTTACAATATTTTTTAGAATTAGTTGAGTCTTCAGCATATCATTGAATAAATTTGAGAATCTTTTTCTCAATCTTCCAACAAATTTTGTGAATTTAATTTCATCTCTGAGAATTTCCGAAGAACGACCAAGACTAAATCCACCGCTTGAATTCAACCTAGTTTCTGGAACATTTAATGACCTGTAAAGTTTTTTCTGGAAGTACTCAATATCTGCAAGTTCTCCAAGATTTTGTCCACCAGGAAGAGTGGAAATTTCAGTCCCTCTGCCACCCTCTCTACGTGGCAACCAAAAATCCTCAAGCATTGCCATGTATTTTCTATCGTCACGAATCTCACCAGTATTTGCGTCATATACTAGTTTATTACGATAACGATTCATTACATCACGTAGATATTGCTCTGCTTTAATTTTTGGGAGATTTCCGACATCAATATAGAAAATTCTACGTTCTGGGGCACGAGATAGACGGTAGATAACAAGAGAGTCTTCAATCATACGAAGTTGATTGAGTGCTTTAATTGCTTTATGTAAATGAGATAAAACTGTTTGTTTATTTCTGTCTACAAGTCCAGATGTAATATGAGTAATTGCATCTGGAGAAATTCTAACTTGCCTTGCTTCTGATTTAAAATTAGAACCAGAAGTTGCAGTCATAGAAGAAAGTTGATTTGGATTGTATAGATAAAACTCTTCTATCTCGGGTGGATTAAAGTCAACTTCACTAGTGTTTGAAGATATTTTATTTAATGCTGCCCTTAAATCTTTTTGATCTTTTTTTAATCTTCTTATATGCCTTATTTTTAGCGGATCGATATATCTAACTTCTTTAATTCCATCTTGTGGTTTGTTGATATCAATTACTTTGTGATAAAAGATTCTTCCATCAATATACCAATTTCTGAAAATTTCGTGGCACTTCGAATCGAAGTCCATTATTTCTTTAATATACTTAAATTCTTCCCTAATTTTATCTTTTAATTTATCACTTGCGGGTAAATTTGACAAATCAATTTGTAGAGGGGAGTCATCGGAGTCTGAAACAATTGCTTCATTAACAACGTCTTCGATAGCACTATCCACCTCTGGATGAAGTGCCATTTCTCTATATCTTCTTACTAAATCACCTTCAGATTTATAAACTCCCTCAATATCTACATATTGGCCATAAAATCCGCTAGAGAGATAAAAATCAGATTTATCCTCATCATTTTGAGGAACTGGGGAAAGAATTCTTTCGGAATTGTCTTTCCCCCCATCCTCAAATTTGTAACCAAATAATTTAGGCATATTTCAAATTCTAGTCTTTTTACTATTTATAGCTTAGTAAAAAAATTAAAGTGTTTCTAGGTTAGTGCCTAAAATACTGTTTTGAGTAGAACCCTCCAGTGAATCATACCACTGGACCTGTAAATCTACTGTAAACTCCTCAACAGAATCTGCAGCATCATAAGATAGTTCAATTGCACTCACCGAAGTTGGGAAAGTTCCATAGAATTTATATGATTTTAGTACTGGAATTTGGTCGGAAGTATTTGGGAGGGAACCAGAGGTTCCAGATACCACACCTCTTCCAAGTTGGTGTACTTTCATGTCGGTCTGATATGCTACTGGAGTAATTACACCAGCATTATCATCATGTCTGTTCATGAAATTCATCCACTTTTCAAATGCATCTCTAATTTTAAAGTTAGTATCATTAATTACTGTGATTGACCAAGGATCGAATGTTCTATCTCCAGCAATTTTTAAATTTCTTCCTCTAAATGGAATATCAATTACATTGATATTTGATGCGGGTAGACTTGCTGCCTTTATCAAAAATCTATAATCTTCATCTTCGGAAATACCAAGACCAGCAGGGAATTTAATTTCGCATTCGAATAAATTGGGTCTTGAGCCACCACCAACGAGTTTTGATTTAAAATCACTTAGAGTTCTTTCTGTATATCTTGGTAAATTGTTACTTGACTGTGCCATTTTTAGATACCTCTATGAAATTAAACAGTTCCGACTACTTCGGAGAAGCTGACGCCAGTACGGGTGGCAACAAAGGTCAATCCAATGTAGTTGATTGATCTTGCAGGCTTTACAAAGATATCAGCTTTAAATTGATTTGAATCAATTACATCTGGAGTGTTATTTGATTCGTCACAAACAATAATAAATTCAGAAATTCCTCTCTTTGCTTTTACATCACGAAGATATGGCTCAACAATATTAATAAAGTTTGTTCTTGTAATTAAATCGTTGAATTCGAATAATTGAGACCTTGCTGCTCTTTCTACTGCCTTCTCTAGACTTAAGAACAAACGACGAACGTTAATTCTATCAAATGCGGATGGGTAACCAAGTGCAGTCTTATCACCGAACAGGATAATGCCAGAACCAGGAGATGCAATGATTGGATTGATTCTCTTGGAATATAAAAGATCTCTCTGGGATTGAGATGGGTTGTATGCAAGTTTAATTGCATTGTTTATTGCACCTCTTGCTGCACCTGCTGGGGAGAACCAAGAATAATTTTGGTTAGAAGTTCTGGCCATTAGTCCAGCAACATCTGCGTTGGTTGGCAAGTATAAAAACTTATTGTTAAATCTATCTAGTGTATATTTAAATCCAGTATCAAAAACTGCATATGATGAAGAAGTCAATGGTTCAAAAAATTCAATAATTTTATTAGTTTGTGTAGTTGAGTTTGGTTGATTTACAACATCATCTCTGTGCGGTGAAATACAAGCAATACAATCCTTTCTTTCTTCTGCTATTTGAATCAATGCATTTGCTTTTGCTTGTGACTCATAAATTGAAGTTCCACCAGAAGGACCTTGGATTATAAAATCAATTGTAAATTCTGCTGGATTTTCAAACTTTTTGTAAGCAGAAATAATATTTGCAAGTGTTGCAGACATTCCATTGCTATTTGAATAGTCTGAACCACCAGATAGTGTGTATGTTCTGTTTCCCTGAACATTAAATTTAATTGATTGTGCTAAACTTCCCCATGAACCACTTTCTGCAGTATATGCCCTAACATTGCTTGTTCCTGGGATTAATGAGGAAGAAACAGTAGCTCTTGCAACTCCAGCATAAAGATTATCAGAATTTTTTGAGATATAATCCTTATAGTAAATTGCTTGGGATGGACTTATCTTAGCATCAGATGCTTTTGATAAGAATGTATATTTTTCAATTATATTTGATGCACTTCCAGTAATTTTTCCAGAATCATCAACAACTACGACGTGAATTTGATCATTCTTTGAACTTCTTTCTGCAGCATACTGGGATGTTCCTGGTTTTGGTGCAATATTTCTCCAATAAATGGTTGAATTGGACAAACCAAGTGTTTGTTGGTCATACCAGTCACTTACTCCCAAACCACCAGTAAATGTTGATGTTGTAATTCCAGAAGGATTGACAACATTAAT